GCTGCATGGAAACATGAATGGCAAAGATCCTTTGGGGAATGATCCTTCACATAGTCTGCCTCTATGGTAAATGTAATCATAGAATCTTTCTTCTTTATTATTTCTCTGAATTTTTCCCAAAAATACAGCTATAAGATAGGAATAATTTAGGAATAAGCAACTTGCGCACTTTTTGCCACAAGTGAGGTAATGACTTGGCAACGGTCATAAATTCTGCGATGTGCAGTACATTGCTGTCAAACAACTCTATGCAAAGGTAACATATATTTTCGACAAACGAAATGCAATCAGTATTTTATTGCCGTTTCCCTTCCAATTTTCCTAATCGCATTACTATCGAGGTTTGACTTCTGCCCATTTTCTCGGCTATGTATTTTATACTTTTCCCTTCATGATAAAGGGTAAGCAGAAAATTATCCGCACTGCGTGTCCACTTTTTGTTGGCGTTTGGATGCTTGGCATAACTTTCTTCCGTGATTTTTTCCGGATGCAAGAATTCGTCCACGAAAACGGAAGGAAAGCGTCTGTCATACAGTATATAGGTCTTTACTTTAGCTCTGGTAATGGCTACATAAAACAGCCTGCGTTCTTCTCCGTATGGATATTGGTCGCTTTTTGTCAAGACATAATTAAGCACAGGGTCATCGCTTACAAGTGAGGGAAACCCGTATGTGTCCTTGTTGCATTGAAGAATTATCACATAGTCTGCTTCAAGTCCTTTGGATTTATGAACGGTCAGAAACTCTATTTTCCTGTCTCCGATGATATAGAAAAAGCGATTACCCTCTTTCACGGATTTATACATGAACGACAGGTAATAATCGTCAAAGGAATATCTCCCTAACAAAAAGACTGATTTGTCTAATGGAATTGACGCGACCAATTGTCCGATAACATTGCAATAATCTCGTCTTTCATAATCGCAAAACTGTAATTCTGTTTTAACTTGTGGGTTAAAAGGATGGATGTTCTTTTTAATTTGGGCTTCGTTGCGTTGGATAAATTGCGAGGACAGGCTGACTAAAGGCTCTCCAAACCGATATGTTGTTTCAATCTTATTGATTTCTGTCTGGCCGAAGTAATCTGAAAACTGATTGAAAAGTGCCATGTCGCTCCCCGAAAAACGATAGATGGACTGCCAGTCATCGCCCACACAATACAACTTGGGGGGTGGATTTCCCTCTCGCAATACTTTTAAGAAGTTGTAACGGTCAACTGATATGTCTTGAAACTCATCCACAATGATATAATCATACTTCACAGGATGGGAGGAACGACAAATGTCGGTAGCTTGCAGAATTGCATCCGTAAAATCTATTTGGTTGATGTTCGCCAATTCTTCAATATACCGTTTATAAACGGGCTGAAAGATGTTTTTGATAATGAACGTACTGCGTTCGTCCCCTGCGTTTTTAGTTTGCCTTAATACTTCATCTACAGATTTGCAACTTGACTTTATCAATGTCACGAAAGTCACGACAAGGCGGATAAAAGCCTTCTCATGCTTGCTGTTCGGGGGAAGAACCATATCGTATAATTCTGCATCTGTTTTCTCTTGGATGGAAACATCAGCCTTTTCCAATAAGGTTTTCAACTTCTCCCGAATATCGGAATAATGAAAGTCTGCACTTGAAGTTGTCAACAGCTTAGTGCTGAATTTCTCATGTGCCGCTTTTTTCCATGTTATGCCATCGTTGTACTTTTGGTTTGCTTCTTCATAGGTAATGCCTCTGTCTTTGGCAAACCATATAGGAACAAGCCCATGCTCGTCCACTCCAAAATGCTCTAAATATATTCGCTTTGTTTCTCCACCTTGTTCAAAATAAATGGAAAAATCCGGTTTGTATTGAGAGTGCATCTCGTCTACCAATGGATGCTCGTATGGCTCTTCATATCTGAATTTTACGCTAAGGGAAGATAGCGCAAAGCATATTTTCTGCTCTTGTTCACTCCGTACATAAACAGTTTTTCCGTCCATATCGGGAAACGTTGCTTTCAAACGCACCTCTTTTTGCTCTGAAAGTTGTTGCCTACGCTCATTCTTCCGCTTTTCCCACTCCTTTTCGGGCGTTTGATAATCAATGAAGTATTCTATTACGCTTTTCTTGAATTTCTTGTCGTTCAATAATTCATGGTAGATTTTCACGAAGAGCGCGTCCGTATTTTCATATATTGATGGCTTTTGTCCTGTTGTCTGTCCGATAATGTCAAGGGCAAGTTTGTGAAAAGTGTACCCTCGCAAACCAGCAATACCCATTCTTTCTGTTAATTCAGCGGCAGCCTTGTTTGTGTAGCTGATAAGGAGAATATTTTGAGGGTTGATTTTCTTTATTTCAGTCAAATACTTTACTTTCCCTACGATGGATGAAGTCTTTCCACTCCCTGCACTACTGACTACTAAACAATTTTCTTCTTCTGAAACGATTGAGCGTCTTTGTTGCTTGTCTAACGGATATTTTAGGCAATGGTCGAAAAACTCTTTATGCGTGTCAAGTAGAAATGTAATGATTCCCTCATTATGTTGTTTTACAAGTCTATTGATAGCCCCAAAGTCACTGATAAATTTGAATATGGTTTCAGATGGAGTGATATTAAAGGCTTCAAGTTTCTTAACAAGTGAATATGCTTCTTGAAAATGCGGCTTATAATGATTGACAAAATCTTTTTCTTGCGTTGCAGATATTATCTTCCCTGAAAAAGTGCTATTAAGGTCGGACGGAATATCAATAAATGCTCCGTTGTTTAATGCCGACAATCTTTCTCTTGCTTGCTCATAATTGGATTTATTGCTATAAGAAGATATGTGGTTTAACTTTTCAGAAAGTTCCTTGGACTTATTTTTTAGGCGTGTTCTTGTTATAGCTATATAACAAATTGAAATAGTTATAATACAAATTACCCCAATAAACAATGCCTGCATACTAAAAGAAAGATTTGCCGTTGATAAAGTTTACATTGTATAAAAGGTTAACGTGCCATGAAGGCACGCTAACTTTCTATTCTATTAAAAGACGGGAGTTACAGTAAAAAACTATCCTCCCTAAAATAATCTATTATATCTTCATCAGAAGTTGCTTCATCTACAGCTTTCAAGATTTTTGCAAAGTTCTCAAACTTATCAACTTCATAACCGCCACAAGTTGTAAACTCTTTATCGCAAAAGAAAATCATTTCTCCCGGAATGGTCATTGAGCCTGCGCCATTAAGACTCCTAAATCTATGACTTACCGCCCAACCTGTAAATTCACCTTTGTGATATTTTGCAACATTTTCTTTTAGAGAAACAAGTTGTTCTGAAAGTTTCTTGGTATATTTATCCAAATCAGATTTGGCTTCTTCTTTCTCTTTTTTTGCCCGCGCATATTCTCCACGAGAGTATTGAGAAGAATATCCATTAGGAGCAAAAATATCCATAGAAGATTCTGCGGATTCGACTTTCATTTTACATCTGTTTATTTTAGACATCAAATCTTTGATGTCCTCACTAATTTTCATAATAGGTTCAATAGTAGTTACATCAATGAACATACTATCAACTTTTGTTGATATTGGTTCATAAGAATCTGGGTGATAGAGATAGTCTTTAAGCGTCTCTTTAACCAACTTCTCAGCTTTTTCCTCGTTAGAGAGTGTGCAAGAAGTCATAACTAATGCAACTGCACAGGATAGTAAGGTAATAACATTTTTCATAATGTTCACTATTTTAATGATAATTATTGACACTTATCCAAAACACGAAGCGTGGCACTGCGATGCTACGTCTTAGTTCGGAGGTCCTGAGAAAACCCTGTGTACAGATGTAGTAATAGCAGCCCACGCTATAGCGTGAGAACCACTATGCTACCCTTGTACACAATTCAGAAATTTCTCAGGTTTCCGTTCTACAAGATAAGCATAACGCTTCTTCTTTTTCTATGTTTCGGAAAGGGCTTCCCCAATCCAATTGCAAAAGTAGCTAAAATCCTTGATAAATTCCTTTCATTGAATGATTTTCTTTACTTTTTGAGACTGTTTGAGCGGGATTTATGCGCGTGCATTAAATTTTCATCCCATTACTTTGCTTTTGGGTAGTAATCCCCAAACCGTTTCTCCATTCATGCGCCTTCTGCCGGAACCATTGCACAAGCGGAATATCATTCACGCATATTCGGAAATGTCCAGTTCTGCTTTTATCTTCTTCAAACGAGAAAGCCGCACCTTCTGCATGGAATTTACGGTTAAATTCGGGTGAATAAAAATCACCCTTTAACTTCACCTTCTTCAACTTGCACAATTCTTGGATTATCTGTTCGGAGAAGTGCAACGTATTACGACAGAAGTCTATCAGGGGCAACAATTTATCCACATGAGGAAAGTATCGTTTTACCTTGTCTATATACTCACCGAACTTGCTGCATTGGGTTTGGTGTTCACATTCCATCTGCTTGATACGTTGCTCTAACCTTGCATTTTGATTTTCAAGTTCCGTTATGCGATGCTGAAACCCTTCCCTTTCCGCTTTCAACTTTCCACCGCCTAAAAGAGAACCGACCTTTGCCACGAGTGCGGCTTTCGCCTCAGTCTTAGCGGCTTCCAGTTTTTCCGACTTGATTCCTTGCTTCACCTCGTCAAGTTTCTGTTCCGCCTGTTGTCTTTCCGTTTGCAACTGCTGCACATTGGCTTCAAGTTCTCCCGTCTGCCGCTTCAAATCACGGTAGTATTGGGCGGTGGTGGTATGCCGTGCCTCCGAGCCACGGATGCCACGCTGCAAGCTGTATTTCGCCATTGCCTCCGCGTAGCTGTCGTGATAGGCTGACAGCTTCTCACGTGTCAGTACGTCATCAGCGCACAGGCGAATGGCATCCGTTTTCTTACGGTAGGTGCGCTTGCCTTCCACCTGTTGCTTCTTTTTCGCTTTCCTGCGTTCGCCCGTTACAATCGGTACGACCGTAGCGTGGATGTGCGGCGTATGCTCGTCCATGTGCAGGACTGCCGAAACGGTATTCTCCCGTCCGAACGTGCGGTGCAACCATTGCAGGTTGTCCGCACACCATTCGTTCAGCCTACCCTCGTCCTGCACTTTCATCATGTCCTCATGTGTGCCCGAAAGCACGATGCGGATTGCCCTCACTTGGTCGGGCGTTATCTTCCTCTTGATGCCTGCCGTGCGGATACGGTGGTTGATCGCCTCGGTACGGTTCGTCACGCCATCGGGGAAGTCCACCAGCTCACGGTTGAGGCAGGTGCGTGTAGGGTCGGCGTTCTTGGGTATGGTCTTGCGTTCGATGTGGTCGGACGCTCCCGTGTCCGCCGAGCCTTTCGCCTTGTTGAATTGGATGCTTATGTATCCCATGTTCGTCTTTTGTTTTTATAGGTTATACAAACTTGTTTGTTCATGCCCGTCCGCTGCGGTCGTGCCGCATGAAAACGGGGGTGTCCAGAGGGGTGTAACCCCGTTGGCTCATTGGGGCGTTTTTAGCATTAGCGCAGCGGTGCGTGAAGAAAACGCCCTAATGAGCTATGGCTTTTCCGTTCCTCAAAATCCGCTACGCTGTCGGTAGTTGCCGTATGTTTTTCCCTCTTTCGCCAGTTTGGGATGGTACGTCATGCCGTCATGTTGCCATGTCTGCTTGTCGGGATGATGTCATGTCGGCATACGTACCTACTTGGAATGTCCAACCGTTTCCCTGCGGACTTGTTGAGGTATGTAAAAACGTTGAACCGTTGAGAATGGATGGTAACACATTGAAACATTGTGTTATACATATTCAACTTATCCTCAACAAACACATAATGCACAACAAACGACAGCGAAAAGAAAAAGTGATGGCAGAACCGGATACTGCAATGTTTCCTCTTCATCGTCCGTTTGGCGTTGTTGGTTTTCTGTTGAGCCTGTATTTTGCTATATATCAACATCATATTATATCTATTCAACAATTCAACAGAATATCAGAGGCTCTCCAGCAGTACTTTTGTCACAGTGTAATACCTGCCCACGTCTTTACGGGTATGATAGCGTCCGTCACCGCCATACACGTAGGTGGTATAGGTAAGCCCGTTGGGTGCCGGTGATAGTTTCCAGCACTCCTGCAACACTTTACGCACCTGCGGCTTCTCCGCCTTGACCTGCGAACACAGCAACAGGGGGATGATGTCGTTTAGGCAGAATGACACCGTTTCCACCTCCATCTTCGCCATGATGTCAAGCAGCAAGTCTGCCATCTCAATCTCCAGACGGTTACGGTTGCTGCGGATTATCTTCCGCAGGGCTTCCGTCTCAATCAGCTTCGGGGCAAACCACATACGGCTTTCTTTTTTCGTTGACAACTCCCTATGGATAAGGAAGTACAGGAAAGCGGGGATTTCATCCTTCAGCTTTTGCAGGAAATCGGTGTCATCACACTGCAACCGTCCTATCTTGCGTACCCAATAGCGTGTCTCGCCTGCATCTATGATAACGGGCAGATGCTCGTTGTTGGAACACAACACGAACTTGGCGAAGAAACCTATTTCGTTACGGTCTTTGCCTTTGGCTTCCACCTTATAGGACAATGTAGTACTGAGGTTCTTCAACCGTTCACTGTCCTCCCTGCGGTTGAGCAGTACTTCATCCACCATGATGAGCAGTTTCCCTGTCCAATCGGAATTGAACTGGCTGCGGAAGTCCTCGTTGGTATTGAACGTCACATTGTCTTTAAAGATGGCTTTCAGGAAGTTGAGGAACGTGCTTTTGCCCGTGTTCCGTTCTTCGGACACGAACAGCAGGATAGGAAGTTTCTGAATAGGATAAAGGTAGAGCAGTTGCAGGTAGTCCATGCCCAACTCGTATTGCTCCCCGAAGATGTGTTCCACCAACGAGCGGATGCAGGGGAAGCCGCCTTCCTGCGGTCGGTGTCCTATCGGCTCGTAGAGGTTGAGGAACTTTCCGACTACGGGCTTGTAACCCACATGGTCGGGGACGGTACAGAAACCGTCATACTTCGGCACGGTCGCCATGCGGTCTTTGCCGTAGTCCTGCCTCAATGTCTCGGAGTTCCATGCGATGCGTTTCTTCACACAGCCCCCGTCAATCAGTGGCTGGTCAACAATCTTGTAGAGGGTTGTCCCCACGCGGATGAATTCGTCTTGTTCTGCCATAGGCTTTGCTTGGTTTTATGCCGCCGACAGCAGTGTCGGCAACAGGTTAAACAATCGGATGCAAAGCTACGGTATAATGCTTAAAACCTTGATACGCAAAACGAAGCGGAATGGCGCAATCGTAACCGACAGACGAGAAAATGCAGAAAAGCACATAAGAAAATGTGCAGCAAAACAAAAAAATAAAGCCCGAAGAAGCATTCCCTTGTCGCTTCTTCGGGCAGTTAGCGTAGGTACGTACCCACGCTCTAACACTCGCACATCGGTCTGTCAATTGACACCCACAGGACTTGTCTTTCTTTTCGCCCGTACAGCCTTTCCAGCAGGGTATCGCGCACCATTGCCGCACATGGGGTATTGATGCGGAATGCAATTGCCACGACCATAGGCAGGGCGTACACTTCCATGCCGTAGCCGTCGGGCAAACGGATATACCGTTCTGCCTCATGTCGTTTCAGCACTCCACTTTTATATACGGCTCGGATGGCGGCACGGAGTGTTGGGGCGATTGTACCCAACAATGAGGACTGCTCTGCCTCTGTCATCCATACATTTGTAGAAGTGGGTATAGTCACTCTACCGTACTCATTCATCGTAATAATGCCCCGTTCCATAATCAAGCGGTTATATGTCGAAACGTCCGCTTATTTTGTTCTCAAAGGCGGAAATGTCGCTGTTTAGTTTCGTGTTCGTTACCTTGGCATAAATTTGCGTGGTCTTGATGTCCGTATGTCCGAGTATCTTGCTCACGCTTTCTATCGGCATACCGTAGTTCAATGCCATGACAGCGAAGCTGTGGCGGCTGAGGTGAAAGGAAACCGGCTTCTCGATACCGCACTTCTTCGCTATGTTCTTTATGCGTTTGTTTACCATGTCAAGTGAGCCTATGTTAAATAGCCTCTTTTCTTTTCGGAACGGCTCGTAACGCTTGATTATCTGCATCGGAATGTCCATCAGCTTGACTTGGAACGGGACACCTGTCTTTTGCCGTTTCGACACAATCCACAGCGCACCGTTCATTTCCACGATATTGTCAGTCGTGAGGTTCTTGATGTCTATGAACGATATGCCCGTCCAGCATCCGAACAGGAACAAGTCCCTTGCCAGTGCAAAGTTGGGATTCTCCAGTTTGATTGCGCCCAATGCCTGAAGTTCCTCTTCCGTAAGGAAACCACGTTCCTTGTGGTCGGGGTCAACGTGGTACATTGCAAACGGGTTTCTCGGTATCTTTCCGTTGTAGTGTGCTGTGGTGACGATATGTTTCAATGGTATGGAGTATATCCACACGGAAGATTGTGCAAGCCCTGCCTCGTTGCGCAGATACAGGCAATAGTCGCGGATGAAATCCTCCGTAAGTTCGTTCATCGTTATGTCGGCACGTTTATATTGCTTTCTGATAAACTCAGCCAAATATTTGCGGACAGTCAGGTATTTCAGATATGTGCGCTTGGAGCGGTCTTTGCCCACACGTTTGGCAAAATCCGCGTTCTCCTTGTCAAAGGCACGTAGCAAGGTCTCATACTCTGTGCCTATGCCCTGATAAGCATTACGTACCATTTCGGCGGTCACACAGGCTTCACGGTCGGAAAGACGCTGGTAGTGCTTCGTTATCTGCGCCTTGATGTTGTCCAACGCGAAGTTTACCGCCTGTGCTTCCTTGCTCTTGCCTTTGGCGCGGTTGCCTTTCGCATCCCAAAGTGCTTTTGGGATGGTCTGCTTGCAACTGAACTGTGCGATAGTCCCGTTGATGGTCACACGTCCCATGATGGGGACAACTCCGTTCTTCTCTTTGCTTGCGTTCACGTAGAACACGGTCTTGAATGTACTCCTCATAATCCTTACTTTTTGTTTGGTGCAAAATTAGTTTATGGGAGTTGTAAGGGCAGAATGTAAACCTACGCAGAACACAGAAATATAGACCGTTAGTATTAAAAGTGCATCCGATATCGGGTAATGATTTGGAAGTGCATCTGTTTCCATATTCTTCCCAAAGCCTGTCTTCCCCATCTGTGCCACCTTGTGCCAACCTATGCCCAAACCTACTGACAGTCAGTTGAAATGCTCAATTCTGCTCAAATCTTCATTTTATCCTATTCTTTTTCTTTAAAATAGATATAATAATCGGTTTTGACCGTTTTCTGACTCCTTCCTGCCGAATTATTATCCCATGTTATTACAGAAATCAGTTACTTTTGCAATGTTATCAATAGAATTGCTATGAGGAACTTATTTCTACTAATCGCATTATGCTGTGTGGCTTTTTCTGTTCGTGCCCAACGTCTGGTTGAAGTGGGGAAAGGCTTTAGCAGTACTTCGGTAAATACTACTGTATTCCGTAATAACTCCATTGTGACGCATGGAAACACACAATACATTTCTTATTATGACGCTGAAGGATGGCTGATGTTAGGCAAACGCCGTCTGGGCACTGGGGAATGGATTTTGCACCGTACCCAATACAAAGGACATGTAAAAGATGCACATAACATTATCAGTATGATGGTGGACGGCGACGGCTATCTTCATCTTTCTTTTGACCACCACGGACATAAACTGAACTATTGCCGCAGCATTGCCCCCGATACACTTGTTTTGGGAGATAAAGAGCCGATGATAGGCAACGAAGAAGAAGATGTGACCTATCCTGAATTTCATTTGTTGGCTGATGGCGGTTTGCTTTTTGTATATCGCTCGGGCGCTTCCGGAAGAGGAAATATGGTAATGAACCGATATGATGTGAAATCCCGTAAGTGGGAGCGTGTGCAGGATGTCCTTGTAGATGGAGAAAACGAGCGGAATGCCTATTGGCAGTTGTATGTGGACCAATCAGGAACCATCCATCTTTCCTGGGTGTGGCGTGAAACCTGGCATGTGGAAACCAACCATGACTTATGCTACGCCCGTTCTTTTGACGG